GCCTGTTTCACCGACTCCTCGATAATGAGGCTCCCGCCCAACGAATATTCAGCGGCCTGAGCGACCGGACTCCAGTCGAACTCGTCAACCCAGTGCAGGTCGTCGGGCAGCTCGATGGCAATGTCATCAGCCGCATCGTAAAGCGTTATCATACGGTCCTCATTCCGGCTTCCTCCAGTAATCCGAGGAATTGCTTCACGCTGCCATGGATGTCGGTGGTTATCTGCTTCCCGGACGGGCTCTGGAGAATCAGCCTCTGCGTGGTGGCCGGTTTCACCTCCCCTGCATCGGCGAACGGGGTCTCAGGCGCCCGCGCCAGCGCGGCGAGGGCGGGGAAGATACTGGCGCCCCGAGCGGAGTCGAAGGGCCCGCCCGTGGCAAAGTTCACCTTGGGCGNNTCCTTCCACGCGCCCGCTTTGGCCTTCAGCCGCTCCCATATCTGGCGGCCCGCCGCGCTCAGGGGGTCGTTGATACCGGCCATGAACCCCCGCCCGATATTGCTCTCCCAGAAATGGACCGCCTCGTTATTTACCGCCCACTCCCCGGAACGCACCCGCACCAGCAGGTTATCCACCGGCGAATCCGGGCCGGGGAAACGGCCGCCGCCCGCGAAGCCGGGCGCCAGGGCGGACGATGATGAAGAGGACGCGGCCGCCTCCTTCTCCCGTTCCTTGCGGGCCGCCTCGGCCTCTTCTTTGATGTTGGCCATTTTGCGCTTGTGCAGCTCATCCAGCAGCCGGAGCGCTTCCTGGTACTCGTTGACGATAGCCGTGTTTCCGGCCTCTTGCGCCTCGGCCAGCCTGGCGAGCAGATCATCCTTCTTCGCCTGGTAGTCCCGCTCCTCGATGGCTTCCTTGTTGCCCAGCATCTGGTCCAGCTCGTCGCGCAGGCTGTTCACCGTATCCTCGGCCTCATCATGGGCCTCCTTCAGCGACTGGGTGAGGCGGTCTATTTCGCCGCGCAGGTCCTCCAGGTCGGAATCGTTCAGGAGGTCCATCTGTTTGACCAGCGAGGCGGCGCTCCGGAGCTGCCACTCGGTGGCCAGGCCCATTTGCTTCAACTGTTCGGTCAGCTCCGTAACCGCCAGGCGCTGGCTGTAATAACGGTAGGCGAGCTGTTCGGCCTTCTTGGCGTGCTCCCCCAGCAGGCTGGAAAAGAGACCGATATCCCGCGCGGCCTCGGCGGCCTTGCGGGCCGACACCGCCACCTCTTCCAGCTTGGCCTGCAATTGGTCCACGGTCTTCAGGGCCGTGTCCTTGATGGAGACCCCGAAGGCCGCCGCCACCTTTGGCCCCAGGGCGATGACGCGGTTGGTGATGGCGTCCCACTGGGCGTAAAAGCCCTCGGCCAGGGCGCGGAAGGCCGCTCCCTCTTCAGCCGCCGCCTTTTTCGCCGAGGCTGCCGCCTTTTCCTGCCCGGCGATGATATCGGCGTTGATCTGGTCTTCCAGGGCCTTCCTTTTTTCGGCGTAGGCCCGGTCGGCCTCGTATTTCTCCGCCAGGGCCCGCTTGTACTCCACCGTGTCGGGGATGGCGTCGGCCAGTTCCCGCCGCTTCAGTTCCGCTACCTGGGCCAGATAGTTCTTCTCCGCCTCCAGCTTGTCGCGGGCCGCCTGCTGATGGGTGATGAGGCCGTCCCGTTCGGAGTCGGCCAGCCAGTCCAGGCGCTTTTGCAGCTCGAGCTGGTAGTCCAGGGAGGATTTCTGGATCTCTTCCCGGCGGACCGCCTCGGCCTCCCGCGCCAGTTCCGCCTCCGCGGCCGTATGGGCGGACAGCGCCCGCGTCATAGCCTCCAGAGACTCCTTGTAGGGTTCCGTTTGCCGGTCATACAGGCCGGAAATATGCTCGAAGCGGCTCTTCTCCAGGTCATAGGACCGGATAGCGGCGTCCGCCTCCATCTCCAGCATTTCCCGGCGGCCCTGCCGCTCCGTGATTACACGCTGGTTTACCTGCTCTTCAATAAGGCTTTTACGATCCTCGTTTCCGGCGCGGATCACGTCCAATACGGCGCGGGCCTTGTCCATCTCGATAAGGACCGCGTCCCCCTTGTGCTGTTCCTCCAGCTTCAACAGGGCCTGAGATTGGGCTTTAGTCCAGAATTCCAGCTCGGTCTTGTTTTTTTCCGCCGCCTTTATATGCGTGGCATAGTACGCCTCCACCTTGGCCACTCTCTCGCGATATGAAAGCTCGTACTTCTCGGTTAATTCGCGGTCTATATCACCCATCGCCTTGGCGGCGGCTTCGGCTGCCTTTATCTGTTCTATTGACACCTTGCCGGCTGCCTTAATCTGAAGTTCAGCGGCTGCCGCCTTCTCATCGGCCAGTTCCTTGTCAGTCTTTTTGGAGCTTTCAGCGTACCCGCTGTATCTCTTCTGGATATCGTCAACGGTCTTGAAAAAGTTGTTTTCAATCTCCTCCATCTTCTTCCGGGTCGCGTCAATACCATCGAGCGGCGCCCTGGCCAGGGCCGCCAGCTTGTCCATGGTCATGCCTATCAGGGGACCGAGGAAGGCGAACCCTTTGAGCAAAAAGACGATTGCCTCCGAGAGAGGCTTCATCCCCTTGAGGATGTCGGTAAAGGCGGGCATTAACGCTTCGCCCACCTTCGCCTTCGTCTCCAGCATCTCGTTGTTGAAGCGGTTAATGGCGGCCTGGCCTTTTTGTGACGCCTCTTCGGCGGCCTTGCCGTAGGTATCGTGCAGAGCCGCGCGTAGCTTGGGCAGGAACTCGTCGGCGGTCAACTCCCCCCGTTCCATCATCTTGTCCAGCTCGGCGGTGGATACCCCCATGGCCCTGGCCGCGATCTGGAACGCGCCCGGCAGACGCTCGCCCAGTTGCTGGCGCATCTCCTCGGCGGACACCTTGCCCTTGCTCATCATCTGCTGCACGGCGTTCAGCGCCCCGGCGGCATCTTCGCCGGACAGCCCCAGGGCGGTGGACGCCTCGGACAACGCCGTGAATATGCGGCGGGTCTCTTCCCCCTCCAGGGCCGTGCCCTTGCTGGCGGCGGCCAGCTTGCCGTACTTGTCGGCGGCGGAAGCGATATCCAGGCCCAGACGGTCGGCCTCCTCGCGCACGAACGCCATCTCCCGCGCCGCGTCCTGGCCGGACACGGAGCGGAACGAGGTCTCCAGCTTCTGCACCTTCAGGGCCGCGTCAATACAGTCCTTGGCCAGAGCGCCGATCCCCACCGTGGCCAGCGCTCCGGAGAGAGCCCCGGCGGCGCCCTTCAGGGAGAGAAAACCGCCCGCGTTCCCCTTCAGCTCCTTGTCCAGCCCGGCGAGCTGTTCCTTCAGCGCCGCTTGCGCCCGCTTGATCTCGTCGGCGGAGGCGACACCGGAGGTCTTGATCCGCTCGAACGCCTGAACGAGCTTCACCTTCTCCTTTTCGATGTCGAAGGCGGAACGCAGGTTGAGAGACCTGAAGGCGTTGTCGAGAATGCCGGAGACGTTGTTTCCCGTGCGGGCCAGCTCTTTCAGGTCAGCGTCTATCTTGTCGAAGGTCTTGGAAAACGCATCCTTTGCGGCGATGATGATTTCCATTACGGATGGCTGGGCCATATGCCTCTCCTGTTAATTTTGCGCTTTGTTTTCAGCCATGATATCCTTGCCCCATCATCCCAATTCAGGAGGCCGCTATGGGAACACTCACTACCTTCATCGCCCTGGTTCTGGTTGCCTGCATGTTCTGGAAATCGTCAACCGCGGTTATCTTGCGCAAGGCGCTCGGCGTGTTGCTCATGATCTGCGCCGCGTTGTGGCTTGTTTTCTGACCTCCGGCCTAAAACACCACTCTCACTTGTTCATCCACTGCTCGAACTCCTTCGCGTCCGCGTGATATCCCATGCGGGCCGCTATCGCGCCTCGCCTCATCGCCTCTCCATCGTGCCGGTAAACCGCCTGCAAGGCCGCTATGAAGTGGCTGTATCCGTATTCTCCGGCGGCCTGGCCGTGGCCGCGCTCAATGAGGAGAAATAGAGCGTCGAGAAGGTCCGCATGGCTGAATTTCTCAGGTCTTCGAGGACTCCCTTGACTCCGAACGTCCCCGCCAGGCCGAAAAAAACCGCGTTCACCCTCCGGAACGCCTCCCACACGGCTTCCAGTTCCGAGGGGGCCAGCTCTTGCAGCTCCTCCAGCGGGCAATCCACCGCCAGGGGCAGAACCTCCGTGGCCTTGCGGATCACATCCGTCACGGTCACCGCCCCGAGCCTGCCGTCCTCTCCCCGGATGAGGGACAGGAGGTCTTTTACCTTCAGTTCCGAGACGGTGATCTTTCTGCCGTCGATTTCGATTACTTCGTGCTTGCGCATTTATGCCTCCAATAGGGGTCGAGGGTTCGAGGGGTCGGGGGTTCCACTTGAACCCTCGAACCCTGGCGCTTACGCCTCCAGGATTTCCCGGAAATACTTGCTGCCGGTAAGACGGGTCAAGTCCGCCTGGGCCGAGCCTTCCAGTGTCATCTGTCCAATGCCGTCGCCGATGAGGGACAACTCCTTGAGCGGGTCGGAGCTGAACTTGAATATCTCGACCACCACCGCCTTGTTGTCTTCCGTGGTGTTCATCCCCTCGAAACGTAGGCAGTAATCCTTGGCCGCTTCGGTCATGGCCTCCACCGTCTCTTGCGCTGCGTAGGAATAGCTGACCTCCAGTTCTTCCGCGTCTTCGATATTTACCGCCGCGCCGGCCGCGGTTTGTTCGGCGGTTGTCAGAATGTTGATGGAACCTGCCTCGGGGTTGACGGTGTAGTTTTTGCCCGCTTCATACGTTACCGGCGTTTCGTCCGTGGACTTGACCACAACGGTGGACACCTTGACGTGAGCCAGCGCCGAGGTCTTGCCAAGGTAGGCGGTAACGGGCTCATCGACGGCGCTACCGGCAACCACGGCGGCGGCCGTGCCGCGCAATGCCTTGGCCAGGTTCTCCTTGTTAAGGGATTCCAGAGTGGCGCTGACGTTGACCTTGGTCTCGGTGGTGATCCGCTTGTCCACGGCCCTCTGTCCGGTGGTGGACTCCTTGTGTTCAGTCACGGACACGGAGATGGAGATCTTCAGGTCCGGGACGTTGCCCACATGGCTGTAACCCTTGGGCTTTCCGGTGGTGGCGTCACGCTCCGCGATGAGCAGCGCCCCCTGCCCGGAGTAGTATTTCGATTCAACTAGATTCTGTGCTGTCATGTGTGCCTCCTTTAAAAGCCGTTATCCGTGCCCGTGTCCGTCAAACCCGAAACCCACCTTTACGGGCACGGACAACGGACACGGACAACGGGTTCTACGCTATCCCCAATTCCTCCAATTTTTCCTTCAATCTGTCCTCGCTCACCGGCGCGGCCGGGCTGGCGGTGGTGAACAGGATGTCGTATTCCCATATTCCCTGTTTCTCCTCCACGAACTCGTCTCCCGCGTACTCGAACCGGGAGAGGCCCGGTATCTGCCAGCCGTTGAGGATCAGCCGCGCCGCCTCCAGGATTAGGAGCGCGTCGCTCTCGAAGCGCGCAACGGCCCGAATGGCGATTCTCGGATGACGCCCTTTGTCCACCTCGCTTCCCGCATAATGGACCAGAAGCGCCCCGCGCGGATGCCGGAGGCGGTAATCCCCCGGCTTGTCCGGGAAGCAGGCGATTTCAAGGCCGGTTATATACGTCTTCAAGCGGTCTGTAATGTGATTGACGATCTCGTGGGCGTACATCAGAACCCCTCCAGCGTTTCCCTGGTGAAGATCCTGCCCGGCACCGTGAATCCGGCGGAGGAAACGGCCGCGGGCGCGGCCTCCGCCTGAGCCGCGCCGATGGTGACCAGCCCTTTCGCGATGTTCTCCAGGAGCTTTATCGCGGCCTTGTATCTGTCTTTCCGCACCTCCGGGGGGTCGGTGTCCCGCCGGGAAAAGAGGTTGTAGATGGAGATATCGGCGGAGACCTTGCGGATCACGTCCGGAACCGGGGAAAAGGGGGTCTTGTACCGGCCGGCCACCCAGGCGTCTATCTCCGCGTCCGCGTCGGCGACGGCCTCGGCTACCACGGTGTCATCGATTGAGCCGGTAAGGGCGTCGTCGGTAAGGCTCGCGATAACCGCCTCCGGAAGTTGCTTCGTGATATCCGTCAGTGTGCAGTAGGCCATGTCCGTTACCCGTTATCCGTGTCCGTTTTCCTGCCCTTGCCCTTGACCGGCTCTTCCGCTATCTCCTCCACCATCAGCATCGGCTCGGCCTTCAGCGTCTCCAGCTCCTCTTTGCTGAACCGCCCGTCCGGGTAGCAGGCTTCCGCCGCCGGGTGGCTGATTCCGCAGCGGCGGAAGCCGTCCATCTTCGATTTGATCCGTATCACGGCGTCTTTCCTCCCCTTTGGAGTTCCGTGCAGACTGTGTACGCAGCCGCCGCCCCGGAATAGGACTTGAACGCCACGGTGTTCATATCTTTGTTGAGCCCGATGCAACCGCCGGTACCCGGCATGAAGGCCGTGTTAGCGCCCAGATGGCGCTTGACGCGCACGGCCTTGTTATCCGCGTCGGTTGCCTCCCAGCAGAGCTTGCTGTAACCGGCGACATTGACGGTTGCGATAGTCCCATTGGTGGTGGTCGTGGTAGTACACGCCGAAGCGGGCGGATACGGAGAGAATTCCTGAATCGCGTTTCCGTTGGGGTCCACCACCAGTTTCCCGGCGGGGACGGCATACGCGACAAACGCGGTGGAGATGATAACGGCCACACTGAGCAGCAGTAATAGATTCTTCATGGTTCCTCCTTGGCCTGTGCTTTCAACTTTTGGGCGGACGCCGTCCGCCCCTACGTTGATTCGGTACTGCCATCTTGAACGCACGGCCGAATAATCACGGCAGGTACGGGCACTCCAGCAGTTCGACCCGCTTGAAATTGGTGTTGCTCTCGCCGCCGTTGATGAGCTGCGCCTCGGTGATCTTCCGGCCCGCGCTGGCGTTGGTCGCGCCCACGACCATCAGTGTCGGCTTGATGCCAAGGGGTTGGCCGTTATCTTTCTTGAGAGCCATCATGCCGTCGTAGGCCGCCTCGAAATTGGCCGCATCCAGTTCGCTCTTGCTCCCGAACGCCATCTGCCAGAAGCCGAACCCGGCGTTGTCGCTGCAATCTATGCCGTAAAGGTACTCTTTGCGCATGAAAACGTTCTGGTCATTCTCAGCGTCCATGGCCACGAACTTCGGCTTTTTCCTCTGTTGATAAATGAGCGGGCGCAACGGGCGGCTGGTGTCCAGCAGATACCAGGGAGCGCCGCTGCCTGCCTGCATGTTGGAGACGCTGACCGTCTCCCCATCCACCAAAACAGGGTGATCCGTGTCGAAAAAATACTGCCCGTCGTAGCAATTGGTGGCGAAGCCGGCGGCCAGAAGCGCGAAGATAAGCTCGTCGGGATGTTTCGCGGCCGAGTCTCCCATCATCTGAAAAAGCGGGCTGTAGATTCCCACCTGGTCAGTTTCGACCTTGTCGCGGTCTACCCCCTGAGTCAGCTCGAACGACTTGTTCTTGATGGCGTAACCGTGCTGCTTGATGGAGTTGATAACGCGGTCCCCGATCCATTCGCGCATGGCGGGCACATCGCCCAGCCAGCCGTAATCCTCCTGGGCGGCGCTGGACGGAACCAGTGTCGCTATCTTGGGCCAGAGCGCCGGAACTCCGGTGAACCCGCTCTGGAACGCGGTGTTGAACGCCCTGTACAGGGCCTGAAGATTGGTGCTGTTGATATCCATATGAACGCTCCTTTTATGCTAGCTCTCTGTTTTAACCTCTCAGATCCACCCATACGCCGTGCGCGTCAACGTCAAAAACCCTGCCCGCCGCCGATTGGTTGGTGTCGGTGTGGGATACGGTCTGATCGTCCACGATGTAGCATTCCTTGCCGATGTCGGCCCTGGTGACCGGGTCGCCCGTAGAGTTCGCGAAGCGGAATATCCCCTTTTCGATCGGCACGGTCACGGCTCCGGCGCCGCCGCCGGAGTTGTCCACCTGCTCGCGGCAGCGGCCAACGCCCAGGATGGTCGTCGCCGTTGCGCCGGGAGTGGCGTTGCCGTCAGCGTCAACGGCCACGAGCGCCCCGGCAAAGAATTTTTTCGAGGCCGCGGCCGGGAGTTCTATCACGTCGCCGCTGCGGCGGGGGGTTGTACGGTCGGCTGTAAGCGCCATTTTTTACGCTCCTTTCATGCTGTTGTGCGTTACCNNCAGGCTCAGCCCCATCATGTCTACAACCTTCAACTCCTCGGCGTTCAGGGCCGCGCCTCCTTCATCCGCCCGCCTGCCGTCCAGGCCGCTGGCGCCGCCGATGACCGGGGCCGCCTTGGCGAATTCCTTGAAGCGTTCCAGGCCGCCTTCCATCCGGCACTGAGCGACGTGGTATTCCTTCGTCGCCGGTGTGATCTTGCCGTCTTTCAGCGCCTGGCCGATCTCGGCGTTGATGGCGGTCTCCAGCTGCTCGTCCCTGATCCGCTTCAGCTCGGTCTCGGCCGTGGTTGCGCGGTTCAGGGCGGTGTCGTAGTCCCCCCTGGGGACGAACCTGTCCAGGGGCGGGTTCTGGGCCTGGTTGAGGGCCGTGGCGTGCTCGGCCTTCATGGCGCCGATGCGGTTCAGGGCGTCCAGGAAGGTGGCGGTGGCCGGAAGCCCCAGCTCCGCCAGCAGTTTCGCGAGTTCCATTGTGGTCTCCTTTCCGTCTTGCTCGTGATTGAGCGCGTTGAGATGCAGATTGGGCTGGTTCGTGAGGCCGCAAGACGTGATGCGGAAGATGCGGCGCGTCTCCAGCTCGTAGCGGAACACTGGCGACAGATAGCGGTATTCCCTGTTCAGGACGGACTCGAGGCCCCTGGGCGTCCATTCCACCCGTCCCTCGATTGCGCCGTCTTCTCCCGCCCTCAGCTCCTTGATCCAGCCTGCGGCTGGCGCCGGTTCTCCGCCGGGGGCCTTCAGTTCGGTCGCGTGCTCCCAGTCGATGGGGATGTCCTTGCCGTCCACGGCGAACGCCTGGAGGATTATATCGGGCCGGTCGTTCACCCACTGGCGGCCGTCGCGGCCGGTGATGGTCCCGCCCGGCGGCAGGATGCCGATCCACTCCGGCGGCGCTGTGTCCTGGGCCAGCTCGAAATTGAGAGCCGCGCGGCCGGCGGCTGTGTCGATGGCGCTTGTTTTCACCCCTTCCTCCTGTCTTTCGGCGGATTCTGAAGCAATATCAGTAGTTTGAATAGTAAAGGGTTTTATAAAACCCGTTGTCCGTGTCCGTTAAAACCCGCCCTCCGCCGTTACGGACACGGACACGGACAACGGACACGGCTTCCACCGGACATGCCCTCATCCGGAACCATCTTTAAACCGTCTTTAAATTTGCGCGTGCTGGCCTGGAATCGCGAAGGGGTACACTTGCCCGGCCCCGCGAATCAAAACGCCTCAGAAGGCGAATCCGGCGTTTTGCGGTTTTTACCCGGCAAGATGGTCTTCCAGGGTTCTGACGATCGACTTTATGTCCGCATCCTGGACCATGAGAAACGGCCTCGCCGGGACAAGGCTCCCCGGATGCCTCACCCGCTTGCGGAACCCGATGCCGGGTATTGAAAGCGCCTTTGCCTTTTTCGGGACGATATCGTGAGGCCGCGTCTTGCCGCCCAGGTGGAGTATCCTCGCATACTTGACATTCGTTCCGACGGTGACCCGGCTCCGCTCGGCCCTGGCCGTGATGGAGTCTCTCAGCTGTCCGGTGTCGGACAGGGTCTGTCCGCCGCCCAAGAGAACACGCCTGGAGGGCTCCCATTTCGAGGGCCTGCCCTGTTCCTCGAAGTTGCGCTTGACCGAGAGCTTGACAATCTCCCCGATTTCCGCCATGACCGGAGTCATGTCCCTCGCCCTGGACAGGAGGCGTTCGAGCCGCTCCTTGACCGCCTGATCGTCAACGGTGATGGTTAATGTGTCCGCCATTTGCGTTTCCTCGCGTTTATGGTATTGTGTGATCCTGATTGCGGGAGCGTCCGGAAAAGGGGAGGCCCACTCCGTCTAACTATCCGGCCGCGCCGGTCCGTGGGTCGTTCCGGCCTTGTCCCCGCTTATAGAGCAGAACACCCTTTCTCTGTTTGTTCACATACGCGATGTCCGATTCCCCGCCTTTTCCCGGCAGGAACGAAGTCACCCCCCGCAACACTCCGCCCTCCACCTCGAACACGGCAAGACCGCCGATCCTGTTTTTCTCCTCATCCTTCCAGAGAGCGACATACCTTTTCGCCAGGCGTACCCGCCCCGCCTCGTTGACCTGGGGGGTGAGCCAGATCTCGAACGGCTCCAGGATCATCTCTTTCAAAAGCGGGATGCTCTCGCCGTGGCCCAGCTTCTCGAACTTCCATACCTCGGGCTGCCCCGCTTCC